CCCTTCGGCCCGCACAAACGTGTTTACCTTTCTAAAAATCTTGCGCGTTTCTGTGTCGCCAAAGTCAAAGTACGGCGTAGTGTAAATTGCAACTATATCGGCGCCATTAAAACTTTTGCCGGATTCCTGCTTGTACACCTTGCCGTCATAGTCACCATGCAGTACAAGTTCTATTCCGCCGACATACGCCGAATCGCAGCAAGATGCGCGTATACCAAGTAGTTCGCCAAATTCCCAGCCTAGCCGCTGATCTGCGGAACGCAACCCACCTATAATGCCTACACTGGCGTCTACTGTGCGCGAATCATCGCCAATAAAATATCGTACTTGGGACTTGGAACGCAACACTACGGCATTTAAATTGTCTAGGTCATACGTAATAGGTAAATCCGTCAGCAACTGCTGAATATTCTTGGAAATAGATTCTATTTCTACGTCACCAATGCGGCTTGTACCAGCCACAGGGCGGAATCCATCCGGCGACAAAAAGACTAGGTCGCCCCCAATTTCTACTACACTATCCCTAGCAATACAGCCTACGTTGGCCGTTACGTTATCCAATACAAAGCCTGACGTAGTATCTGGCGATGCTTTCTTGATGGCGTTTTCGCCAAAGACAAAAAGGTTGTCGCGGAAAGGCTTAAATTGGACAACGTCAAACCCTGCCGATAACTGCCCTGCGCCATCATTTATGTTAAAGTTTATGGCATTGTTTGGCGCAGAATGAGCCACCACTGATTCGGCGGTTCTGTCGCCGCCCAAAAACAAATGGTTTTCAAAGTTGTCTACCAAGGATGGTTTATCTAGCGCCGCAGCACCACCGGGCGTATGCGGAGTACCATTCCCTGTAGTAACGATTAAGTCCCAATGGACACCATCCGTAATAATCGCAGGATTGACTCCATCTACAAAAACAATCAGATTTGTGGGTGCGCCTGCCACTCCAGTTATGGAAGCTCCGAAGTTAAATTTAGTAAATCGGATCTTGTTGACCGTACCTACACCGTCTGTAGTGGCACGCACAATATCAGCGTGTTGATGACCTAGGGCCGCTGCGCTTAAATCATATTTTACCCATGCGGCATTAGGCACATGCCTATAAAAGCTGTATGTGGCTGCGCCAATGTCTTTTCGGGCCGCAATGACTATGGTGCCTTGCGTGTCACTTTTAAAGATGGCCGTACATAGTACTGGCCCTTCTGCTAAACCTGCGCCTACTTCTGGATAACTACTATTGTATTCTGTAAAACCTTCAATGCGGCGGTATCCGCCATACAGACTAACCTCATAATTGACAAGGCGCGTAGCTGCGCCCGGCTGATTGTCTGATAACTCCAAATGGTTTTCATTTGAGTTTAGGCCGCCAGAGCAAACTACTTTGTAGGATTGAATTCTGTCAGGCATAACGCGCTACACTACCCTACTAAAAAAACGCTACGGAACTAGTGCGCTTGGGCGCTAATACCCTAGTGTCCGTAATATGGTCGTACTGATTGATAAGCAAGCCTTGCATATTCTTTATGCCTTGCTGAAACACATTCAAAGTAATACTGGCCGCCTCATTATTATCCCTAAACATATACATATGGTACAAGGCGCCATCTATGATAACTGAATCGTATTGCGTAGGAATGCGCGTAGTATCGTAATGATTTACTAGGAAGTCCGAACTTAAATAAAATCTATAGTTTACAGTGTACGCTTTGTCTGGCGAAGGCGACACGCCAAATCCTGCGCCGTGTGCCGGAAATACAAACAGTGGTACGCCGCCGCCTGTGGCGCCTGACTCAAAATCTACATCCCTGTACCGCGCATAGTATTCATCGCGTTCAATGTAGCGCAAGGTACTATACCCTATGCCTAGGGCGTCATCTTTTTGTAGCTGAAAGGAATTCCAATCGACTACTTTAAAGTTGGCGACCCAACTATATTCCTTTACGGCAACACTCAATACTTGATTGGTGTTTGCGGCATTAAAGGGCCATTCGTATTCGTTTTGATTGATGTAGCGGAGGGCCGCCAAGATAGCATCTTTGGCCAATGCTTGTACGCCTTGTACGCCTGCAAAATCTACATCTACAACTTCTACTTCGTTTAAGCGCCGCAGCAATTGATTTGTAAGATTTAAGTACGTAGACCCAGCCATACAAAGCCTTGGAGTGAAGTGACCCCCCCATCTTTAGAGGGGCGTAAAGACAGGGGGCTAGCCAAGCTACTTCTACCAGAAAAAAGTAGCCTGACCAAGAAAGAAGAAAGGAAACTTACGCCAAGTTGTAGTTGGCAGTTACAATTGCTTCTGGTCGCAGGATCTTGCGCCCATACAATTGCATACCGCGTACAATGTCAGCGAAGCTGTCTGGGTCACGGTAGGACTCAGTCTTGGACAACTGCTGGGCAGTTGATACAGCAGACTGATGACCTGCTACCAAGATTCCGAAGTTTGTACGTGAACCTGCGCTGGCAGTTGTTCCGGGGCCAGTGCCGAAGAATGCTAGGTTGTTGGATTTGTATACTCTAAATCCTCTAATCAAGCCTTCGCCTACGCGCCCATTGCGGATTTCTGAACCGCCACCAAAGTCACGATCAACGAACTTAGAATTTTCGTCCATCAAGACTTCGTAGAACACTGGGTCAGCCACAAACCAACGATCTGCAGAATCTACGTTAGCTGTGTCCATCAAGCGTCCCATACGGTTTAGGATTTCTAGCGGCGAAGTAACACCACTATTTCCACCGCCTGCAGCTACTGGAATAGAAGTCAAAGCGTTGACAGTTGCTCCGGTTGTACCAGCAACTGCTGACCCACCAAAGTTGGTAATGGCCAACTTGTTGGCGGCCAACAATTCGTCTACGCCTGCCGCAGCGTCTGCTTTAGTACCATTGGTAGCAGAACGTACAATCCAGCGGCTGTTGGCTGCGTCATACACATAACCAGCCAAATACCCTAGGACTTCTGAATCAAATGTGTCGCGCAATCGGTATGCGGCACGATCTGTAGCCAAGTCCATGAAGTTTACATGGCTGTGCGCAGCTTCAATGTCATCAATCTTGAACATGTAATAGTTCGCTTGATCGACAATCATTGTAAAATCAGCGTCTGTCAAGTCTGTTTTAGCTAGTACAGTACCTCTTTGGTAGTTACTTACTGTAATTTCTGGTTCCTTGATAATACGGACACTGTCGCCATAGTTAGCGATTTCGCCCATATAATCGGTGTTGGTCACATCTTCTACTACAGAAGACTTGCGGAAAGCCTTTTGGACTTTCTGACTGTAAATGACCGGAGAAAAATTACCGTTTGCACTATTTAAGTTATTCCATCCCGATGCGGCTGCGAAAGCCATAGTAACCTCTTTTGATTCAATCTAATTGTTTAGAATGGCACTGACGTTGCCATTAGGACTACACTGATTAGGAAGAATGGTGGAGTACTAGGGCTGCAGCAATCTTAGGTAGGCTAGCTTGCAGTAGCGTGGAAAGCGCTAAGTGCTACTGCAGGCAGGGGCTAAGAGTCATACAGGTAACTAGAAATTTCCCTGCAATCTTCTTTTCGTACAACATTGCTAGCAGGTAGGGCGCCCGAAGGCGCGGCTGTCCAGCAATAAAAAAACAAACAAATGCGTATAATCTTAATTATTTAGATTATCTAGCACTTCCTGTCAAGTCGTATTCAAACGAACCTTCCCTAATTGAAGACATAATTGCTTCTTCATTTTGTTCATATTCGTGCGCAGACATACGTTCTACTTGGCTTTCCCTAAACTTTGCCCGCCCAGTATTTGGCGCAATTGAAGAAGACGTACGCCCTACGCTATTGGCCGCAGCCGATTTGCGCACAGGCTTCTTTTTGGTGTCGCTCTTGTACAAGTCAATGGCCCTAGCGGCTGCCATAGCATCCGTCTGATTCTTGTACAAAGAATCCTGCACCCATTGCGGCTGTTGCGCCACCCAATCATGGAATGCGGAATCTTCGCGGATTTCGTTAAAGTCTGGATGCAACTTAATTAGTTGGGCTTCGGCCTTGTCACGCGCCAATTGCAATTCCAGTTGCTGCACACGCTCTAGTTTTTGTTCGCCTACTTGCAGCACTTCTTGCGCCCGCTTCTGAGCAATCGTGTCAATAATTTTGGCTACGTCAGGGTACCGCGCAGCCCATTCTGCAACTTCTTGTTCGGTCTTAGGGAACTTGATCTGCTTGCGTGTCGCAGAATCTAGTTGCGCCCGCATTTGCGCAAGTTCTTGGTCTTTTTGCGCCATGCTTTGCTGCATGTGGCGCCGCAAATCGCCGTAGCGCTTTTTAAAGGTAGCATCTTCGCTATCTGGGTCATTTGCTTCAGCTACTGCCACATCCTGCGAATATGTAGTGTCAGCGCCGTCATTTTCTTCTTGTCTGTAAGCGTTCTGGTATTTAGCCATATCTATATCTATAAATAGTTTTGTTATGTTAGGTTCGCATAAAAGCCAGTTTCTTTACTGGCTTAAACATCATCATGCCGCTTGAAGTAACTTTTACTTCTGGCTGATCTACTTCTACTCCTTCCGGCGTTTCGTAAGTTTCGTACCCTTCGCCATCTTCGGCGTCTTCTTCGGATAGTTCCACTTCCTGTTCGCCTTCCATAGCCGATTTGCTGTATGCTTCCTCCTCTTCTTCAATGGTTTGAATTTGCCCTTCCATCATCATGGCCATCAAGCCCATCTTGGCTTCTTGGCGCATCTGTTCCAAGTGCTTTAGCCCGTGATAGCGTACAACATCTGCAGGTACAACATACTCACCATCACTAAGCACAGCAGGGATATCATCTCTAACATTATCTGGGCCAGAACCCGCCGGAACTTCGTTGCCCGAAACAGGGTCGATACCCACCATGCCCATGCCGGAAAGTGGCGCGAACATGCTAGACATATCTTCTTGTACATAGTTCATCATCTTTTTCATTTGGCAAGACGCACAGCCACATTCGCCTGCACCTTCTTTGCCGCCCATCAAGCCGCCATGATACATTTCTGCAGGCGTTGTAGGCATTGGGGGCATTAGGTCTTGGCTTCTTTGTACAGCGTACTCAGTGGCTTGCTCTACGCTATCAAACGTAGGTAATTCTGCGCCTGTAACTGGATCTACTGGGCCATTTTCCTCCACAAATTTTTCTAGGGCTTCCTGCGGCATTTCATTGCCTTCTTTATCCACAGAAGGAATTGTAACCCACTTGCCGTCTTTCATTTGAAAAGTAACGGTCTTTTCAGAATATTGTACTTCGCCTTCCCTAAATACTTCGCGGCCTTGGGTTGTCATGTCACCAGTAGCTTCCATCAATCCTCTTTTGTTTGTAATTTTTTACTTGGCATTCTGAATTACCGTTTCGCGCAATAACAATAAAAGCCTAGCTTCCAAAAGCTTACCTTGTACAAGCGAAAAATTATCTTCGCCCTTCGTCATTTCCAACTGGTTGCGCAAAGTTTCTATGCGCTCCTTGGCATACATCTGAATTAACTGGTAAAAATCTTCATTGTTGACTAACGGCAACAAGTCGCGCCAATCTTTCTGCGTCATCGTACAAAGCCCCCCTCTGTGCTATTGTTATCTGTGTTTGGCTACTTTCTTGCTTATTTTTTTAGGCAGCGGCACATGCTGCTTGCCCTGACTGTTCCCAGCCTTTTTTGTGCGATTGGCTGCCGCCTTTTCGCCCTTCGACAAAGAATCCCATGCCTTATCTGGTAAATATCTTTTTTTGCCTTCGCTCTTAGTTCCGTCTGACGTACGCCATTCTTGCTTAGTCCACTTAGATAAAGAATTGTCAGAAGACTTCTTGCCTTTGTAGCCGCCGCCTGCGTCCTTGTATTTTTTGGTAGCAAGCTGCGCCTTACGCGCCGACCATTCGCCTGCGTCACCGCCCTTTGACCCAGACTTGACTTGGGACACAATCTTCTTCCACAGAGCGGGCTTAGTTTTTGTAGCTGACGCCATAATTATCCATTAAATAGGTAGTCCTTGTGGTCCTGCCGCTGCCGCTTGTACGTTTGCTGCCGCCGCTTGAGGACTTCCACCGCCACCGCCAGTAAACCCAGCTTCTTGCGGAACAGGCGGCACTGCCGCTTCTGGGGCCATTGGGCCACCTTGTACGCCGCCAGCAGGCTGTTGCGGCTGTTGCGACTGCTGTGGCTGTTGCTGCGGCATCATAGCCACAATATTGGCCATCATAGTAGCTTGAATGGCCGCTTCACGCGGATCATTCAGAATTTTGTCTTCGTCTAAGTCCATAGATGCCGCCAGTTCGCGCAAAATGTAGTCGTACTTGACAAACGGCGTCATTAGCGGATTGGCAGTCATTTGCATGAACTGAAGAAGCCGCTGGGATCGCACTTCGTTGCGCATCAAGGATTCTGTGCCTTTTGCTGAAATTTCAAAGGCACCTTCTGTAAATTCCTTGTCAAAATTGAATTGCATATTAAACGCAAAAAGCGCCTTGGCCAACGGCCCCAGCAAATAATCATCTACATTTCGTACAATAGCCTTAATGTTTTGGGCCGCAGCACCCATCAGCATGGACATACCTGACGCCGTGCGCCCAACGCCCATAACGCCACCAATACCATGCGCATACGAAGGCATTCCGGTAGCTTCGTCTGTAAGTTGCCGCGCCTTGTCAAACATCATCAAGCATTCATTGGTCACATTAGGAAATTTGGTACCAAAAATAGCTTGGCCCGGCGCCCCAGCTTGCCGCCTAAAGACTTTGCCCGGATAGACATCAAGGCTTTGGCCCGGAACTAGGTTTGTTTCGTCTATTTCGATTAGTAGATTGGAGGACAGCGCCGCATTGTCTACTGCCATGCGCATGAACCCATTCATAATTTCTTGGGTATCTTCCATATTTTCGGCCAAGCCTACGCCAAAGAAGGAATAGGGGTTTACTTCGTACGGAACAGCATGATACGGAATGCGGCTAGGCGTAAAAGGATTAAGTACAAGGCGCAATACCTCGCCGTTACAGATCCATGCGTTGACTTGTAGCTGATCCTTGTCGCGAAATTCTGTAGGAATGTCCAAATCGGCTAGTTCTGCCAATTCTTTGTCCATTACGCCCCAATATTCTAGGACTTCGTAGCGATTTATCTGGTACGTAGTCTGCTGATCTTCTAGGGCTTCTTCCCAGTACTTCTGTGTGTAATTGACGCCCTTGTCGATGGCGTTTTCAATGGCGTCTTCCCTAAAAAATGGCCGATTCTTTAGGCCGCGCATCTGCGATCTGCTCATGCGGTGCCGTTCGATTACATATTCGGCTTCTTCCATGCTCTTGGCGTCTGGATCTGGATAAAAATTCCAGATAGACACAGTTTCTATTTTAGGAATAGTCTTAAATTCCGGCGCATAGTCGCCGTTTTCATCCCACTTAGGGTATTCCCTATCGTACGCAAACGGCCCCTTTAGGATGCCAGTGCCAAAAAGCGCCATATCAAACACAGTATTGCGCAAATGCGTGCTGGCATTGCTTTCATCTAGCTGGTCATGGATCATTTTTTCCATGCGCCGCGCCGTGTCCTTGGCTGGCTCAAACGTAAATGCCGTTGGTGTCAGGCCCGGCCCTTGTTTTAGGGCGTCACCTTCTATTCTTTCCAAGGTAGTTCTGTAAACTCCAAGTCGCTCATTGAGTTCTGGCCGCGCAATTGTTGATTTTCGGCCCGATTTCTTTGGCGCCTGTACTTCCTTTGGATCAAAATACACCGAATCTTCTGCGCCAATTGGAAAATTAGGAGTTTCAATAGCAATCGGAAACTTCGATCCTGCAAAAAGGACATCGACGATCTGTGCATAGGCTGCCAGTACCTTGGTTTTAGTTACCTTGATAAACGCCTGTGACTTTTCTTCGCTTGTAAAACGCACATCAGGGCCGTACAAGCCCCTGTAGTTACGGTATGCCTTTAGCCAGCGGTCTTCGTCCTGCTGGCGCCACGTGTCTGATTTATTGTATTTTGATTCAATCCAATCGGTCAGCGCATAAAAATCTTCATCGCCTGCTGTACTTGTAGAATCTGGCAAGTACGAAGAATCCGCTGATTCCGCGTCTATAGGCTGTTGGGGTGCATTCCCCCTTGACATTAAAGCCATAGTGCTTACTTCCTTAAATATCGAATTGTAACTAGTACCCAAATCTTATGCTAGCAGGCACCCAACTTGTCTTGGCGCCCATTTTAGAATTATCCCCACCCCAATCATCGAACGGCGATGAACCACGCGGCCGCGACATGATTCCGTAGCGTATGGAATCGTAGGAGTGGTCTGACGCAAAGCGCGGATCAATATCGTCTGTGCCTTTGGGGTCTGTAGGAATTACAGGTAAATCCGCAATAATTTGGCGGCACGTATTAAAAAATAAAATCTTTGGCGCATCTGTGGTATCGTCCACCTTCAGCAATTCATGCAAGCGGTTGCGCCCAGCCACCCGCGCCCCATTTGTACGATCTGATGGGCGCCAGCGGCACCCCATTGATATCATTTCTTCGGCAATGCTAGGGCCAATCTGGCCCCGATTGTGCCAACAAGACGAATCCAAAACGCCGTACGAAATGTTTTCGCCTTCTTCGGCCTGCAAAATGGCCCGCGCCAATTCTTTGGCCGTATGTTGTCCAACATATAATTCCCTGTAAACATAGAGTGTTTCATATGCTGGGTCAATAGCGTACCAATGCACTGCGCTGTACGAAGAATAGCCAAAGTCGCACGATCTGAACCTGCGCCACGTGTGCGGTATTTCAAATGGCGCAATTACGTGCAAGCTGGGCCTAAACTCCTTGAAGGCCGCCCCTTCCGCAATTGCCCAATCCCCTTCCAGCAATTGGCGCTTCTGCATTTCGGGCAGCGACAGAAGGTTTGCTTCGTACGAACCTTCTTCGTATAAGTACGGATTGTCGCGCAGCGTAGCCGGAATAAAGCGCCGATAAAATAAAGGGCGCCCACTTCGCGCATGCGACTCTGGGTATACTAAAACTTTGCCCGTGTCAATGTCTGTGGCTGGAAACGCCTTGTTGGCTGGCGCAGGATCAATGAACATGCGCTTGACCCACTGATGGCCCGGCCCACCGGGGTTAGATGTGGCCCGCATATAAATGGGCAAGTCTGACGCCGTTGTACGAAGCCTTGAGCGCATAT